GCAATTGCAATCGACATAAATTTGCCTTTCTGCCCTCGTGACCTCCGGGGCGGGCGGTTGTGGTTAGTGGGTAGGGCATTGGAACAGGACGCAAAGATCAGCCTTGCGGGCGATCTCGTTGATGCGATGGGCGGTCGTGCTGCCGAGGGAAAAGACGGCGATAAAATTCACGTGGCAGTCGTCCGGGGTGAAGATCGGCTTGCACTCGACGCCCAGGGCGCGAAGATGCGTTGTGATGTTGGCGGCCTCCGTGACCTCGTGCAGCGCGTCGGCGTAGCACTCGCGGTAAAGGTCCACGCCGTATTTGTCGCGGATGGCGTCGAGCTGGTCCACGTCGAAAAGCTCGGTAAACGGCTCGTATTTGTGCGGGGTAGACAGGTGCGCGGCGATGATCTCGTTTCTGCAAGACCAGTATCCGGCTGTTTTCATGCTCGATTCTCCTTTCGATGGGTGGCGCGCCCCGGTCAAGCCGGGAGCGCGTCGGATGTGGCGGAACGGGAAAAGGTCGTGCTGCCGTACTTGCTGCGAATCTGGTCCATCGTGGAGCGGCGGCCCTTGCGGTAGCCGCAGCCGTCCTCGGCGAAATGCCAGCTCCAAAGCTTCTTGGTGCTGCACCAACGGCAGCCCGCCGCCTTTAAGGCGTCCTTGTGCTCGCGGGTGTTGCCGCCGATCCAGAGCCAGCGGCCGCAAAGCTCGATCTCGAGGCCGTCGAGCTTCAGCAGCGCGTCGATGATGGCGATAAAGTCGCCCGCGGTCTCGGCGGTGGCGTGGGTCTTGCCGGTCTCGTCCGCTGCGGCGGCGGTGTTGAGGTTGCGTTTGAGGCTGTCAAACCGCTCTTCATATGCGGCATTGATGGCCTGCATGGTGGCAGTGTCGCCGCCGAGGTCGGGGTGATTCTTGAGCGCCGCGGCCTTGTAGGCCTTCTTGAGCTCGTCCAGTGTCTTGCAGGCTGCAAAGATGTTTGTCATGGTGGGAACCTCCTGTAATGTTGTCGTGGTTGCTTGGTATGGCTGAATCATACTGCATGCACCATGAGCTTGTCAAGAGGGCAAAATCAAGTTTGGCAGGGCTGCACAGTTGCAGAAGCGCGTTTTTGTGCGTTTTGTCATGTTGCAAGCACCATGCGTTTTGTTATAATAAATAGCATCAGAACAGGAGGTGCTGCTATGCCAGGAAGCAGGAAGCCCGGCGAAACGTGGCGCGGGCATGTCTCGCCAGCAGTCAAAACCGCGTATAACAGGCGCAATTATGAGGCGATCACGTTCCGCGTGAAGCTGGACGGCAGCGACGGCTTCACCGGCGACCAGATCCGCCACGCCGCCGAGCAGTGCGGCCAGAGCGTCAACGCGTGGATCCTCGACGCGATCAGAGACAAGATATAACAGCAGCGCCCGGGGCAGCAGCTCCGGGCGTTTGTCATGCCCAGCAAAAGGTCTTTCCCCCCTTGTCCCCCCTTCCCCCTCTTTCCCCTATAACCCCTATCTCCCCTATCCCCCCTATAATCCCCCCTTTCCCAAAATTGCGACGGTGGTTTTGCGTCGTGGCGGCGGCTGTAAGTAATTACCATTCCGTGAGTAATAGCAGAGGCTTACGTATAGCAGAGAGTAACGGTAGGAGCAAAGGGTAACGAGTAGCAGAGGGTAAAGGCTTAGCAAGAGTATGGCAAAATAGACAACTAAGAGGCTGGAGGAGAAGTAAAAAACGCGCGAGGGCTGGGGCTATTGCCGCCGCGATTTAAGAGATTATTAACTATTTTCCTTGATTTTGCAGGGCTTTTCGGGCTTACTGCGTCTTTACTGCGTCATTTGTCGGCAATTCGGCAGGGATGGGCGCGGGCTACGCGGGATCAATGACGGCGCGCAGGGATGCAATAGGCAGCACGACGGCGCGGGGCGATTCGGTCACGACCTGGGCGCGCGGGGATGACTGGCGGCTGCGCGGCGCAGGGATGCATGCCCCCCCTCATCCTGACAGCGAACTATGGGCCGGGGGTAGCGGAAAAACGGCGGGGTCTCGCGGGGACGGGTGTATAGCTATTGCTGCACATCTTCCCCGCTCTTTTTGCCACCTCGGGGTAGCGGGAAAAGGGGCGGCGGGGTCTTGAAAACGGTGGTCTGCAAAATATTTTGCGGACGATACTGTGTGGCGCTGTATCTCGCTGTATCCATGAAATTTTGTCCATTGACTGGGCTTGCATTTCGTGCATAAATGGGAACTGGGACGATGGATTCGCAAGAGTGATCATGAGAAAACCCTCCTACACGGCTGCCCGACGGCATGAAGGGCAGCCACATGCAGACATAGCTCAGTTGGGAGAGCGGCGGCAATTAAGGCGGGATTGCTCGCGACAATGCAGGTTCGATTCCTGCTGTCTGCGCCAACGAAACGAAAGGGGGAAAACGGTATGGCGGATGAGCCGATCAAGAAGCGGCGCGGGAATCCGGCCTTTTCGAAGAAAAAGGGCGAGCCGGGATATATCGAAAACCGCGACACCGTAACGGGGCAGCTTGCCCGTTCCAAGGCGGCCCACGAAGTCGTCTCGATATTCCCCCACGTTGAAGATTTCCAGAAGGTCGCCGACGACTACTTCGACGAGTGTGACGAGCGCGGCGTGCTGTACGGCGAGGCGGGGCTTGCACTTTACCTCTCCGAGCACAACAAGAAGGGCCGAACCGTAACGCTGACGGTGCTGCGCTCGTGGTATGACGGTGACCGCTGCGCGTATTTGCAGGACGCCGTGCAGATGGCGTATCTTCGCATTCAGAATCAGGTCGAGACCGACGAGAGATACCGCGAGAAAGGCATGGTCACGAGGGGAATTTTCCTCCAGAAGCAGACGCGCCTTGGCGGCTATCAGGACAAGATCGAGCAGAAAAATGACACGACGGTGCGCATCGTTCACGGAGACAGCGTGGACGACAGCGATTTCAAGTGAGAAAGGGGCGAACAGGAATGACGGCGATGCTTGCGGTGCTGCTGGTGATGGCTGCGGTCATCCTCGCGGAGACGTCGGCGCTGTTTGCCCGTGAATTCTTCAAAACCAAGGAGCAGCGCACAGAGCAGCGCGTGGAGCAGGAAATGCACAAGCCGCCGCCCGACCCCATCGACGAGGGATTTGAGAACATCATGCGGTACGCCGTGAATGGCAAGACCGGATTCGAACGAGAGTGACGAAGGAGTGAGGACATGAGCATTGATCTGAGCGTTCAGGGCGTTTTTGACAAGTCCATGTACCTCATCGACGCGCAGAATGAAAACTCCGGCAGCACCGACAACAGCGACACGACCGAGTACAAGGTCAGGACGATTGGCATTCTCAATAACCTCATCGATGACGCTTACCCGGCGAGCGACACCTTCGCCATCGGCGAGGACGGAAAGCGTCCGGCGCTCGACGATCTGACGAGCTTTTCCGACGAGATCAAGATGGACCCGTACATTGTGCGCAGCGTCCTCCCCTGCGGGCTTGCGGCAAAGCTGCTGAGCGAGGAAAATCCGACGCTCGCAAACTTTTTCTGGCAGCTCTACGAGCAGCGTCTCGCCAAGGCGCGTGAGGGAGTTCCCTCCTCGTTCGAGAGCATCGAAGACGGACTGCCGTATGGCGGCATCGAGTACGGGGAGTTTGCGCGATGGTGATAAACGGGTGGTACACCTGCCCCAAATGCCGGAAAAAGCTGCTGCGGGTGCTGAAGACCAGCACCGTGCGCAATACACCGGTATGGTGCAGCAAATGCAAGGCCGAGCGCTTCCCGCTCATCGTTGACGGGGTGCAGCTCGCGGACGAATAAGTACATAACAAGCAAGAGCGTTCAACGCCGAGACACACGGTTTTCCGTGCTGTTTCGGCGTTTTTTATTTTTATCCATACGCCGGTGCAGACCAGCGCCGGTGCAAATACATTCCCACGGCAGACCAGCCGAGGAAGGAGCATCACATGAACGAATCCATCGAAAACACCGAAGTCATGGAAGAGACTGCCGACCAGCAGGACGCATTTCTTGACGGCTGGGGCGAAGATGACGGCCTTGACACCGAGGTTTCTGCCGACGGGCAGGACGCGGACGATCAGGAGGAAAGCGTAGGCAGCGAGGCCGACGCGGGCAGCGAAGACGCCGGTGAGGGTTCTCCCGAGGGCACGGAAAACGGGGCATCTGGCGAGGCTCAGGAGGCTGACGCTGCCGAAAATACCGACCAGCAGCCCCCCGAAGGGCAGCAGGAAGAGCCGAAAACGTGGACGCTGCGCCATCTGGACAGTGAGCGCACGGTCGGTGAGGCCGAAATGGTCACCCTCGCACAGAAGGGCCTTGACTACGACCGCATCCGCGGGAAGTACGACGAGGCCAAGCCCGTGATTGAGATGTTCGGCGAGTTTGCGCGCGCAGCCGGCATGAGCATCCCCGATTACGTGAGACAAGTCCGCACCGAAGCAAAGCGTGCGGGCGGCATGAGCGAAGAAGAAGCTCGCCGCGCCGTCGATCTCGAAGAGCGCGAAGCGAGCATTCATGCGCAGGAAGCCCAGCAGCAGGAGCAGCAGGCCGCAAAGCGTGCCGAACAGGAGCGCATCAACCGCGATCTTGTTGAGTTCCAGCGGGCCTTTCCTGACGCCTACGACAACGCGAAGAAGGACCCCAAGATCATTCCTGACAGCGTGTGGGCCGAGGTCAAAAGCGGCCTTTCGCTGACGGCAGCCTATTCCCGCTACGCCGTGGAGCAGGCGCGTGCCAGCGTGAAAACCGCGCAGGAGACGGTCAAAACCGTGCAGCAGACGCAGAAGAACGCGCAGCGGTCGACCGGCAGCATGAAGTCCGCCGGAAACGACAGCAGGAACGTCGATCCGTTCCTTGCCGGTTTCGATTCCTGACCGATAGGGCGTCCTCTTTGCCCAAATGAAAGAGAGGAAAGAAAATGGCACTCGATTATACCGTGAAATATGCGAGCAAAATCGCTAACCGCTTTAAGCTCGCATCCAAGACCAACCGTGCAGCCGGTCACGAATACGAATTCACCGGCGCAAAGAGCGTGAAAATCTACTCCATGGTCCCCGCTGAACTGACGGACTATCAGCGCGGCGGCAAGCGTTACGGCGACGTGACCGACCTTGAGTACACCACGCAGGAGATGCTTTGCACGCAGGCGAAAGCCTTCACCAAGCATCTTGAGGCGCTGGACGGCAGCGATATCGCCGTGGAGACCGCCGCGGGCAAGTTCCTGCGCATGGAGATCGACGAGCGCGTCGTCCCGATGATGGACAAGTACCGCCTCAAGAAGTGGGTCATGGGCGCTGCGACGCTCAAGCAGATGACCGCGCCTCCCACCAAGAGCACGATCGTCGGCGATATCATGGACCTCAAGGGCAAGATGGGCGACAACCTCGTCCCCGACACCGGACTGACGCTCTACATCTCCACGACCTACTTTGTCCTGCTTAAGCAGGCGGACGCCATCGTCGGCCTTGAGGGCATGGGCACGAAGGCCGTCAAGGACGGCAGCGTCGGCACGTTCGACGGCATGAACGTCGTTCCCGTCCCGTCGAGCTGGCTGCCCAGCGGCGTGTACTTCATGATCAAGGCGAAGGGCACTTCTGCCGACCCCGTGAAGCTCACGCAGTACGACGTCATCAAGAAGAGCGTCGGCTACAGCGGCCCCGTGGTGCAGGGCCTTGTCTACTACGATGCGTTTGTCATCGGCAGCAAGAACGTCGGTATCGGCGTTGCGGGCGCAAAGTCCGCCGTGCTGGATGCGCCCTCGATCAGCGTGACCAGCCACGCCGCGAGCATCACCGCCGCGACCGGCGTGACGTTCCGCTACACGCTGGACGGCACTGACCCGCGCTATTCCAGCACTGCGGAGACCTACAGCGCCGCCGTCACTCTGGCGGAGGGCCAGACGATGCGCGCCGTCGGCACCAAGGACGGCTGCGTCGGCATCGAAGCCACCAAGGACTACGAGTAAACCACTCGGAAGCCGCCAACCAAAGCGGCCAGAGCTAACCCCTCTGGCCGCTTTTTTGCAAATTACAGGATATCAGGAGAGTTGAACGCATGGCAGCGCCTTATTACAAGCAAAAATTGCCGACCGTCGACTTTGGCGAGCTGAACCCCAAGCAGAAGCAATTCTGTCAGGCGCGCAGCCGCTATGTCGGCTACGGCGGCGCACGAGGCGGCGGTAAGTCGCACGTGCTGCGCATTAAGGCGCTCGGCGGTGCGCTGACCTATCCCGATATCCGCATTCTGATCGTCCGACGCGAGTATCCCGAGTTGGAACAGGGCATTATCATCCCCATGCGAAAAATGATCCCCGCGGAGCTCGCGACCTATAACGGCGGAATGCACATGTTCACATTCTACAACGGCGCGATCATCAAATTCGGCCATTACGGCAGCGGCGATGACGTGGAGTATCAGGGGCAGGAATATGACTGGATCTTCATCGACGAGGCGACGCAGTTCACCGAAGAGCAGTTCAGAACGCTGGGCGCGTGCCTGCGCGGTGCGACGAAGATCCCGCGCCGGATGTATCTCACCTGCAACCCCGGCGGCATCGGGCACGCATGGGTCAAGCGCCTCTTTATCGACCGGGAATATCAGGACGGCGAAAAGGAGAAGGACTACACGTTCATCCATGCGACGGTGGACGATAACCCGCAGCTTTTGGAGGCGTCGCCGGAATACAAGCAGATGCTCGACCTTCTGCCCGAGGACGTGCGGCGCGCGTGGCGCTACGGCGACTGGGACGCGCTGGCGGGCACGTTCTTCCCCGAGTTCCGCAAGGAAACGCACGTCATCGAACCGTTTGCCCGCATCCCGGGCGAGTGGAAGAAGTACCGCGCGTTCGACTACGGCCTCGATATGTTCGCCTGTCTCTGGATCGCGGTGGACTTTGAGGGACGCTGCTACGTCTATCGCGAGGTACAGCAAAGCGGGCTGATCGTCTCCGAGGCGGCGGCACTGGCGCTTTCGATGACGCCGCCGGAGGAACGCATTGAATTCACCATCGCGCCGCCGGATATGTGGAACCGGCAGAAGGACAGCGGCAAGAACATGGCGGAGCTGTTCGCGCAAAACGGCGTCGGACTTCTGCGCGCGAGCAACAACCGCGTGCAGGGCTGGGCGGCGGAAAAGGAAATGCTCAAGCCTCTGCGCGGCGAGAAGGACCGCCCTGGCCTTCTGGTGACGAGCGACTGCCGCGCTTTGATTCGAAACATCATGCTCATCCAGCACGACGAGAAGAACCCGAGCGACTGCGCGACCGAGCCGCATAACATCACGCACATCAACGACGCGCTGCGCTACTTCTGCATCACGCGCACACTGGGCGCGCAGCTCCCGGAGACGGCGGACGAGCCGATGCCCGGAGAGGCGAACGCCGACTACGACGAAGAGATGACCGGCGGCGAAATGGATTTGAGCTACCTGACATTCGGAGGTGAGTAAGGCTTGGCACAGATCAAGGGGAAAGACAATTCCAGCATTTTGAAAATTCAGGCGTTTCTCGGACTGAACGAGAACCCGGACGGCGATACGACGCTAAAGGTCGGCGAGATGGCGGAAATGCGGAACTTCCGTATCACGCAGGATAAGCACTTGCAGATCAGACCCGGCTCGAAAACGATTCTGAGCCTTGCTGACGCGCTCTCATCTCTCGGACAGGGAAACGTGCAGGACAGCGCGGAAACGCGCGTATACGGCGTGTGGCGCGGCATTGCGGGGGCTTCTGAGCACATTCTCGCATCCTTCGGCGGGCACATCTGGGACATCGACACAAAAAACGGCGCGGCGAAGGATAAGGGCAGCGCGCCGATGGGCGAAGTATCCTTCTTCGGATTCGGCGGCAAGGTGTATCTGCTCGGCGGCGGCGAGTACAAGAGCTGGGACGGCGGAACGGACACGGCGTTTGCGACGGTCGAGGGCTATGTGCCGCTCATCCAGACGGCAACGACGCCCAAGGGCGAGGGCACGCTCGTTGAAACCGTGAACCGGCTGACCGGCAAGCGGCGCGTGCAGTTCTCACCCGACGGGACGGCGACGGTGTTCCAGCTGCCGGAAAAGGCCATCAACGAGGTCAGCAGCGTCAAATCCGGCGGCGAGCCGGTGACGAACTGCACCATGGACCTTGAAAACGGGACAGTGACGTTTCCCACCGCCCCCGCCGCAGGGACGAACACTGTGGAGATCGAATACCGCAAGGGCGACGGTGCGCGCAGCGAAGTGACCGGCATGAAATACAGCGAGCTTTTCAACGGCGCGACGGATACCCGCGTGTTCCTCTACGGCGACGGCACGAACCGCGCCGTTTACTCGGGCGTTCCGTTTGAGACCGGCAGGGCGAGCGCGGAATACTTCCCCGACCTCTACGAGCTGACGGTCGGCGAGAGCAATACCCCGCTCACGGCGCTGGTGCGTCACTACTCGCGGCTTATGGCGTTCAAGACAGACAGCGCGTGGGCGATCTTGCAGGGCGAGATCGGGCTTGCGGACGGAGGAAGCACGGCGGCGTTCTACGTTCAGCCGGTGAACCGGCAGTTCGGCAACGAGGCGCCGGGTCAGGTAAGGCTGCTTGAGAATAACCCGCTGACGATGGACGCGGGCAGCGTCTACCAGTGGCGTAGCGGCAGCAGCTACGCAAGCTATATCTCGAACAACGAGAACAACGCAAAGCGCATCAGCGACCGCGTCGCCTCGACGCTCAAGGGCTTTGACCTAAAGAAAGTCCTGACGGCGAACATCAAGGCAGACCACGAATTCTGGTTTCTGCACGGAACGCGGGCGCTCATCCTGAACTACGCGAATGACAGCTGGTATCTGTATGACGGTCTCCCCTTCTCGCGCATCGTTGAGTACGAAGGAACGGTGATCGGCTTTTCGGACGATGGGGCGGTCGTGGAATTTTCGCAGAAGTACCGCAGTGACAACGGCGCGCCGATCGACTGCTACGCGGCGACGGGCGCGATGGACTTCGACAAGGACTGGCTGCTGAAATACAGCCCCATGATCTTTGTGGCCATGCAGCCCGCGTCCAATGCCCGCATCAAGGTGACGGTGGAGACGAACCGCAGGAGCGACTATCCCGAGAAGACCGTCGCATACAGCCTTGCGACGTTTCTGCATGTGGACTTCAATCACTTCTCTTTCGCGACGAACCGAAAGCCGCAGGTGAAGAAAGTGAAAATGAAGGTGAAAAAGGCGACGTTCTACCGCCTGATCTTCAAAAGCAATTCTGCGAGCGCGACGGCGACGGTCATTGAAACGGACATCCGGCTGCGCTACGCGGGCAATGTAAAGTGAGGAATCACGAATGACAAATCGAAAAATGACCCCGCAGCGCGTGGCGGCGGAATACGATGCTGGCGTACAGTTCAATACCGGCATCAACCTGTACGACACGGTGCAGACGAATGAGAATTTCTTCATCGGCAAGCAGTGGGAGGGCGTGCGCAGCAACGGGCTCCCGACGCCGGTCTTTAACTTCTTAAAGCGCGTGGTGCTGTTCTCCGTCGCCAACGTGTCGACCGATAACCTCAAGCTGCACGCAAAGCCGCTGCCGAGCGGCGGGAGAGTATCGACGAGGGTGCTCGAGCTATACAGCGATATCTTAAACGACCAGTTTGCCGCCATTTTCGAGAGAAACCAGATGGGCGGCAAGATCCGCGAATTCTGCCGCAACGCGGCGGTGGACGGCGACGGCTGCCTGTTCGCCTACTGGGACAGCAGCGTGGAGACCGGACAGCAGGCCAAGGGCGCTATCGGCGTGGAGGTGCTGCAAAACACGCAGGTGCACTTCGGCAACCCCAACAGCCGCGACGTGCAGACGCAGCCATATATCCTCATCGAGCGACGCATGCTCGTAAGCGAGTGCAAGGACTACGCCCGCGAATGGGGCGCGAGCGCGTCGGACGTCGACAACATCACGGAAGACGACCGCGAGGGCAGCAACATTGAGATCGACCAGCTCGGCGGCAATAAGGTCACGGTGGTCCTCCGCCTGTGGCGCGACAAGAAGAGCGGCACGATCCACTGCTACGAGTGCACGCGCGGCGACGCGGAGATCCGCAAGGAGTGGGATTTGGGCATTTCCCTTTACCCCATCGTGTGGATGAACTGGGACTACGTGCAGGACTGCTATCACGGACAGGCGATGATCACAGGGCTGATCCCGAACCAGATCTTCGTCAACAAGCTTTTCGCCATGTCCATGATCTCGCTCATGACGCTGGCCTATCCGAAGATCGTATACGACCGCACGAAGGTCAACAAGTGGAGCAGCAAGGTCGGCGCGGCCATCGGCGTCAACGGCAGCGTTGACGGCGTTGCAAAGATCATCGACCCCGCGAGCATTTCCCCGCAAATCTCGCAGTTTATCGACGTGGCCATCGGCTACACGCAGAAATTCCTTGGCGCGTCGGACGTGGCGCTGGGCGACACGCGCCCGGACAACACGAGTGCCATCATCGCCTTGCAGCGTGCCGCCGCAACGCCGATGGAGCTGACAAAGCAGACCCTTTTGCAGTGCATTGAACAGCTCGGGCGTATCTTTATGGCGTTCGAGAGCGAATACTACGGCACGCGCACGGTCGAGGTGGAGGTACGCGAGATCGGAGAAAAGATTTCCGTGCCCTTCGACTTTACGACCATCCGCAGTATTCCGTGCAGCATCGATCTTGACGCGGGCGCGTCGAGCTATTGGAGCGAGATCGCCAACATGCAGACGCTGGATAACCTGCTGATGCAAGGGAAAATTCCCACGAGCGAATATCTGCGCAGACTGCCGAACGGTCAGATCACCGACCGAGAAACGCTCATCGCTATCACCGAGGCGGCGGAGCGCGGCGTGATGCCAGGAGGCGCGCCCAGCGGCGGACAGGGCGATTCTCCCATGGATCCGAGCGGCTACGCACCCCCTGTGCGCGGCGGCGCGGGGTATGGAAACTTGCAGCGGAAGATCAACGAATCGGGCGAAGTCCCGAGAAGGGAGTAAGGCAAGATGGCGTTTGAAAAATTCAACAAGGATATGAAGATCATCTCCGCGCTCGATGATGAGCCGAACGACGTAGGCGGGCTTACCGCAGCGGAGCTGAAAGCGAAGTTCGACGAGGGCGGCGAGGCGCTCAAGCGCTACATCAACGACACGCTGATCCCGGCGGTCGTTGCGGAAGGCGCGACGGAGGAGCATCGCGAAGAGGCGGAGGCGGCGCGTGTTGCAGCAGAGCAGACGAGGCAAAGCAATGAGGAGACGCGGCAGGCGAACGAGACGTCGCGCATCAGCGCGGAGAACGCGCGCAACGTGTGGGAGAGCTACGACGCTTCCAAAGCCTATGTCGTCGGCAATAAGGTCGCATACGGCGGCAGCAGCTATCTTTGCATCAAGCCATGCACCGGTATCGCTCCGCCGAGCGCGGAATACTGGATGCTCATCGCCCAGAAGGGTGACAAGGGCGACAAGGGCGAGCCCGGTGGTGGCGGCGGTCAGCCTGCGGTAGAGTTCGACCTTTCGGACAAGATTACGCTGAGCCACGATAATCTGTTCAAAAGCAACGTCAGTCTCGGCAACGACAAAAGCATAGGCGAAAGAATCAAGCAGGCCGCGCTCGAGCGCCGCGCGAATGTGACGGTCATGTTTAAGTCCGTGGATGGCGCGTTGGAAAAGGTGACGCTCCAGATGTTCGGCACGCAGAGTGCGCTTGAAGACGGAACGCCCACATACGCCCTGACAGGAACATATGTCTTTAGTGGTGTGTTCCCGGTGGACATTATGATCGGAACGATCATTTATGAGACCGACTGCACCGTTGTAGAGCGCATCGACTCTGCGGGCGACAAGCCAATCTACGACCCGGTGGATAAGCCGGACACAACGCCGGATGGAGCGTTTTTGCGGTGGCGCAGCGAACAGAAAAAGTGGGTGGCGGAAACCGTGCCCGCGGCAGAAGGAGGTTCGTTCTGATGGCGGAATATCTGGTACAGAGCGAAAGCATTACGGCAGTCGCCGACGCTATCCGCGAGAAGGGCGGCACGACCGCGCCCCTGAGCTTCCCGGCGGGGATGGCTGAGGCGGTGCGCAATATCCAGAGCGGGGGCGGCCCCACTTATGTGGTCGGCACGCCGGTGTCGTTCACGCTTACCGGCTGGGACCCTGACGTGCAGGGGACGACCTACAAGTTGAAAGCCGTGGGCTATAAGCCCGGCGCGAACGGCGTACAGCTGGGCCTGCCGTCCGATTCCTCCACTGCCAACACGCAGGCGGTGGTGGCGGCGGCGCTGACCATCGCGAACACGAACGTCACTGCGCCTGACAAGGAAAAGAACGTGGCCGGATTCACCGAGATTTCCATTCCCGCCGTGAACGCGCCGAGCCGCGAGTTGACCGTTGCCATCTTCGGGCTTGTGGAGGTAGAGCGAGTTAAGGTGACAGCGCCCGCCGTTGTGGGCATCCCCGCGCCCATCGCGGGAGAAAAACCTGTGTACGGCATCAATGGAGAGCAGTTCACTGGTACGATCACATGGTCGCCCGACCTGATCGACAGCAAATTTGGCCCGCAGACTGTCTACACCGCCACCATCACGCTGACACCGAGGGTCGGCTACACCCTTAGCGGCGTGGCGGCGAACTTCTTCACGGTAGAGGGTGCGACAAGCGTCAGCAATGCCGCAAACAGCGGCGTTGTGACCGCCGTATTCCCGAAAACCGGTACGGCAGTGGTATGGGATAACGATCTGTGGAAGGTCACAACGCCCGAGACCGGGAAGAATCCTGTCCTGACGTTTGAAGACTCGAACTATACCGGCAAGGTCGTGTGGTCTCCCGAGGCGTCTACATTCGCCGCGTCTACGGTTTATACCGCAACTGTCACGCTGACGCCAAAAGAAGGGTTCACTTTTGACGGTATTCCTGAAAACTTCTTCAAACGACCCGGCGCAACGAGCGTGACCAATGCTGCGAACAGCGGCGTAGTTACAATCGTATTCCCGGCGACGAAGGAGGCTAAATCATGAATGAGCTGAACCACGTTGCGGTGATAGCAGACGGGAACGGACGCTGGGCAGAGCGGCGGGGTTTGGAGCGCTCCATTGGGCACGAGCAGGGCTTGAACAAGGTGGAGGACATGATGCACTGGTGCGTGGACATGGGCATCCCGGCCCTGTCCGTCTACTGCTTTTCGTGGGAGAACTGGAACCGGCCCAAGGAGGAAGTGGACGCGCTCTTTTCCATGGCAAACCGGTATTTTGAACGGTATCGGGAATTTGTGGAAAACAACATCCGCGTCCTCATTTCCGGGACGGACAAGCGCGTGCCGCCTGAGAGCATCGAAAAAATGGAGCGCATCCAGCGGGAGACCGCCCACTGTGACGGCCTGACGCTGAACCTGTGCTGCAACTACTCCGGTCGAATGGAAATCGTGGACGCGGTTGCCAAGGGCGCGCGGACGGAGGATGAGATCACGGCGGCGCTGTATCAAAACCTGCCGGAGCCGGACCTCATCATCCGCACGGGCGGCTTTCAGCGGCTCTCCAATTTCCTGCTTTGGCAGTCCGCCTATTCAGAGCTTTATTTTACCGAAACACTGTTCCCGGACTTTTCCATAGGCGAGTTCCGCCACGCGGTCAAGCGCTTTGGCAGCATTCAAAGAAAGCGAGGCGGGGTATGAGCTACACATCCAATCAGTACAAGTACCTGCTGATAAAGCGGCTCCAACGGCATTTTTCCATGAAGAATGCCGAAGACAGGATTTATACGCAGAACTTCTTTTGCGCGCTGTTTGACGAATCCGTGACCGTGACGGAGGAGGCATACAACAACTTCTGCCGCCTGATGGACGATAATCTCGCGTTTTGCGCGGAAAAAGGCTGGTACGAATGCGAAAAAATCAATACCAGTGATGAAGCCGCTAAAGAACAAGGCGTTTTGTTGATTAACGCATTTGCGGAAATTGGTATTGCAATGGAAATCGGCTCAAACAGCGCCAGTTTTACAAAGCCAAACGGAAAGGTTATGAAATACTTGGTCGACATGACCGGTAAAAACTATTTCTACATCAACGCAAGGGCGGGTACGGAATACCGATACGCCAAGGCGTCCGCTCCCGCCTACAATATGCAGGGGATGGATGTGCCGGAGGGGTTGGATGGTTTCAAAAGAGCTGGCAACGGGACATATTGGCGCTACAACGCGGAGACAAAAACGGTGACGATCTCCGGCGAGGGCTCCCTCGACAGAGTTCCAGAGGAGCAAATTTTAGGAGAAAAGTACACCACGGTGATTTGCGGCGCTGGGGTTTCTCGGTTACTTGACTATAGCATGTCAGTGGATGGCGCGGTCTTGGTGCTCCTGCGGCCGAGTGACGCCGACATGGAGATCGCCCCCAACTTTAACGCGTCCTCTGGCTCTTGCGGAGCTACCAAGATGAAAACTGTCGTTTACACGGATTGCGCCGCTGCAATCGCAGCGCTGAGTACAGAGGAACAGGCAAAGTACGTCACACTACACAGCTTATCAGAATGGGAGGGGTAAGGATGCGCTACAAAAGATTGAACGCGGAGGACGCCTTTGCGGAGATCGCGCGTCTTGAGCGCGTGCAAGAGGACGGTGTGGTCGTCAACATTGCAGAAAAGCACTGGGTCGGGTCAGCGCCGGACGATGCGTTTGGCGACACTGTACGGGAATACGATATGCCGGTGTTCCGCAGCGACTATCGCCCCGGCATGGTGGATCTTGTTTTCCCCGGCGACCTGTGCATCTGCGTGGTGGAGAAAAACCGCAGTCGCGCCGGAGACCGCATCCTCCGCGCGGCGTGTGACTATCTCACCGCACGGGGTATCCCGGCGGTGGTCAACGGAAGTGACTTTCTCATCGCGGATATGGAGGCGCGAAAGCTGTACAAGATCGGCAGCTACGGCGATCTTCCAGTCAATGGAATGTGGGAGGCAACGGTGCACATCTCCATCCACGCGGATATGGAGCTGATTGAGGCTTGCCGCGACGAACCGCCGGAAATGACGCGCATCGGGCTTGACCGGTACGGCGTGACGGCGGAGGAACTTTTGGCGGCGATCTCAGGAGAGATCAAGGAGGACGTGACATGACTGCGGCGGTAATTGCGCTGAACTGGCTTGACCTTGCCTGTACGCTGTGGGCGCTGCGGCGCGGCTGTGTGGAACTGAACCCCCTGCTGCGGAGCGTCGCCACGATGGTCTGGTATAAGGGCGCGGTCGTACCGCTCGCGGCGCTGTGGCTTGCCGCGCGGGGGACGAAGGAGGCGCGGCGTGGGCTGCGCATCTGCGCGGGCGTGTACGGTGCGGTGTGCCTGTGGCACGCGGTCGGTCTGTGGGCGATAACAAAATGACGGAGGGGACGATGGAGCATTATGATGACGCGGCGATCGCACTGATTGAAAGTCGATGCAAGAGCAATACGCACCGCATCAACGAGTTGCAGGAGCATCAAACGGCGCTTGACAGGCTGGCAACGTCGGTCGAGGTGCTGGCGACCAAGCAGGAGACCGTTGAGGGAGACGTCAAGGAGATCAAAGAGGACGTGAAAGCCATCACGGGCAAGGCGGGGAAACGGTGGGACGGGCTGGTCGACAAGGCTCTCGCGGCGCTGGCGGGCGCGTTTATCGCGTGGCTGCTGGCAGGGGTGGCATTATGAAGAAACTGAGAAAGCGGGACAAGTACGTCATCGCGGCAGTGCTCAACCTATGCTGGTACTGCATTGCGGTGCTCGTATTGACCGCGCATGACAAGGTAGTGCCGGATAGCCTGACCGTCGCGTGGTTTGCCGCGTGGACGGCGGAACTCGGCCTGCTGGCTGGAATTAAAATCAAGGGAAAGGACGAATAACATGAACGAATTACTGAACAAGAGAATCGCAAACCTTCTCAGCGTGAAGAGCCTCGTGACGATTGCGCTGACGGCGACCTTCTGCGCGCTGACAGTACAGTCAAAAGTGACGCAGGAATTTAACACCGTGTACCTCATGGTCATCGCGTTCTACTTCGGCACACAGAACGCCGCAGGCAACGCGAAGGGAGAGTGAGCGGTGTGAATATCCGCAAATACCCGGCAAACGCTGGGAACGTCGGCGGCACGCGCGCGGCGAGCAGCATCCGCTACATCGTCATCCACTACACCGGCAACGACGGCGACACGGCGATGAACAACGCCAAGTATTACGCATCGAACGTGGTGAAGACCAGCGCGCATTACTTCGTCGACGCAAATGAGATCGTGCAGAGCGTGGATGATCTGCGCGTTGCGTGGGCGGTCGGCGGGAAGAAGTACCCGTCCTGTCCGCAGACGGGCGGCGGAACGCTGCACGGGCGTTGCCTGAACGCAAACAGCATCAGCATTGAGCTGTGTGACGCGAAGAAGGACGGCGTTTACGCGCCAAGCGCGAAGACCGTCGCGCAGGCACTTGAGCTGACGAAAGCTCTGATGAAGAAGTACAACATTCCGGCGAGCAACGTCATCCGCCATTTCGACGTGACGGGCAAGCTGTGCCCTGCCTACTGGTCGGGCAAGGAGAACGCGGGCAAGTGGGAGAAGGAGTTCCACGGGAAACTCGCAGAGCCGGACTACCGCGCGATGCTCAAGGCGCGAGCTGGGCTGGTGGACGCGACGCTGGACTACCTTGAAAGCTACAAGTACGGCAGCGATTTGGTAAGAAAGCTCGCCATGATGAAGTGAGAAAGGCGGTAAGCCGATGGGCGGATATAATGCTAATACCAAATGGGACAACGAAAGAAGCTACTTAAACGGCCTGATCTCCAAGGGCGGCGGCAATGCCGAGTGGGCGAAAAAGCAGATGAACGAGCTAAACAAGGCGCAGCAGCAGTACGGCGGCTCGTCCGGTTCTTCGGGCGGCGGCACGACGGTGCGCACGCCGAGCGTGAGCGCGCCCTCCCGCAGCAGCGGCAACAGCTACACGCCCGCCTCCGGCGGCGCGTCGGTACGCACGCCGAACACTCCCAGCACCCCCAGCGCCCCCGCCACGTCCGGCGGATATGGCGCAAATACGAACTGGGCCAATGAGAACAGCTATCTCAACGGCCTGATCTCGAAGGGCGGCGGCACGGCGGAGTGGGCCAAGAAACAGCTGCAAACTCTGCAAGAGGCGCAGAAGAAGTATGCTGGCGGTGCGGGCGGCGGCTCGGGCAGCCTCGACGACGATGCGCTGCGCAACCGCTACTTCCCCGGCGCGGATGTCATTCCGGACGGTGTTGACCTCGCCGCGGGCACGGTGCGTGCGCCGAACGGCGACATCCTGCCGCTGCACGACTGGTCGACCGATACGACCGACTACGGCCAGCTGATGCTCAACGCCAAGGACATCAATGCATTCCGTGAGGCGGCGCAGGCGCGCGTCAATAAGGCGAACGCACAGGGCATCAACATCTACGGTGAAGGCACTGCGCGGACGAACGAAGACCTCTATAACGAGTGGCGCAAGAAGAGCGGCTATGCCCCGAACTACGGCGACTTCGTGTATAAGGGCTGGGGCCACAACAGCATGACCGATACGGACGGCTGGATCGACAACGCCGGTCAGGGAACGGGCTACTACGGCATGGACGGTGAGGGCCACTGGGGCTACTATGAAGACCCCGGCCTGACGAAGAAGCTCCAAAACGGCACGTGGGATGACTACGCATCCAGCGACGGCGGCTATGTCCGTATGGATGACACCGGCCAACCCGATATGACGCAGCGCGATATGTCCCGCGCCGGTCAGACGGTCATCATGACGGGCCCGAAGGGAACGTGGGAGTGCACCTATAGCGATAACGGCTACATCACGCGCCGTCTGCGCACGTCTTCCCGCTACACCTACGGCCTCATCCCCGCCAAGGCGGACAACGACGCGGGCGTGAGCAGCGAAGAGCTGATGAACTTGCAGTTTGGGCATAGTTACACCGGCCCCGGGTCTACGATCAATGACAAGGATATTACCGCCGCATCTCGGTCGGATTATGAAAAAGTCATGGCATCGCGCGGTCAGAGCAGTGTTGGAGGCAGCGAGGGCATTGGCGGCAAGCTGCCAGATGCAAGCGGCGTGAACGGCAATCTTTCCGGTTTGCTGCCCGACGCGATCTCCGGCGGCGCGAGCGGCGGTGGTTCGACCGGCGGCAGCGGTTCGACCGGCGGCACGAGCGGCGGCGGCAGCGGGTACGACCTGAGTGAATGGCTCAAGAAGCAGTACGCAAGCGCGCTCGAGGGCGAGCTTGCGGGGCTGAAAGACGCCTATGAGAAGAACAACGCGAGCCTTGAGGACGAGGAAGCGCGGCTGAGCGGCATTTATGATCCGCAGCGCAACCGCATCGCCGCACAGAACGCTCTTGCAAAGCGCGTGTGGGACGAGCGTGCGGCGGCAAACGGTCTTTCTTCCGGCGCAAACGGGCAGGCAGAGCTTGCCCGCTCGAGCGTGATGCAGCGCGACCTTGCAAGCATCGGCGAGGAAGAAGCCAACGCCCGCGCCGACGTATCGCTGCGCAAGAAGAACCTGACCATTGAGTACACGAACGCCATCACGCAGGCGAGAGCGAACGGGCAGGCAGAGCTTGCCAAGGCGCTCTATAACGAGCTGGTACGCGTGCAGGGCCTTGAGCGCGAAGACCAGATCCGCGAGAGCGAAAAAGCGCTCAAGCAGGCGCAGGCGAAGATGGAGTATGATCTCGCGCTCAAGCAGATGGAGGCGGACAGAGCCGCGTCGTCTCAGCCGACGGTAAAGCCCAGCCTGACGGCGTCGCAGGCGTACACGGCCTATAAAAACGGCATCCGCACGGATGAGGTCATGACGGCAATGCAATACTACTACGGAATCGGCGGCAGCTCTCCCGGCGGCTCCGGCGGGACGTCCGGCGCATCTGGCGGCACATATAGCGGCGGCACGTCCGGGAAGACCGGGACGACGACCACGACGCCCAGCAAGACGACTACCACCGGCAAGGTCAGCTATGACAACGGCGGTCTGACGAGCGCGCAGATCAAGCAGTTACAGCGGGATATGAACAAGTATCTGCCCGCGGGGCAGAAGATCGCTGTGGACGGCTATTGGGGTCCTGCGACCAAGGCGGCAGCCGGCGGCGCGACGGCAAAGGACTATTATTATGCATGGCTGAACCAGCAGCAGAAAAACAGCGGGCTGGTCAACAAGCAGGACAGAATGTGAGGTGACGGCGCATGGCGGTAAACCCCGTATTGCGGCAGCTGGTCGCAGATGGTAAGGCCATGAAGAACGCGCAGAGCGGCACGCAGACAAAGATGACGGCGGCGAAATCCGCCGCCCAGTCCACGCCTATGCGTCGTTCGCTGAGCAATCAGCAGAAAACGACGTCCGGAACGAAGAAGCCTGACGCGCTGACCTCTGCCATCATTTCGGCGAATCAGAAGGCCGCGCAGAAGAAACCCCACACCGCCGAGCGCGGCAGCAAGCACTATACCAACCGCGCCAACCAGCAGCGGCGCGCGCAGGCGCAGGTGGTGGCGAACCAGATCAAGAAAAACAATGCCGAGAGGGCAAACAAATACTCTCTCGGTAAGGGCGTCGCGGGCGCGGTGGCAAAGGGCGTCAATCAGGCAGCACAGGGCGTTGCCAGCACACTGGCGCTGGCCGAGGACGTGCTGCTGTCACCGTTCGAGCTGCTTTCCGGGCAGAAGCTCGGAGAGTTGTCCGACACTGCCCCGCTCAATAAGCTGTCGCAGCGTATCAAGAACGAGGGACAGGAAACGCAGAAGAAATACGCCGGAAACGTCGCAAAGGGCGGCAAGGCGGCGGAACTGCTGGACAAGTACGGCGCTGCGACGGTCGCGGCAGTGCCGCAGGCGGTCATGGCCTACCTGACGGCGGGCGCGTCTGCGGGCGCAAGCACGGCGGGCATCGGCGCACGGGCAGCGGCGGAAATGACCCCGAGCATGGCGGGCACGATCCGGCGAGGCGTGACGGCGATGGCGAAGGACCCGAACTACTGGACGGCGTTTTCTCAGGTCGTTGGACAGAGCTATGACGAGGCAATGGATGACATGGCGAAGACCGGCACGGAGAACAACAAAGCCCGCACGAAGGCGGCACTCTATGCGATGGGCAACGGCCTTTTAAATGCGGCGGTCGAGGTCGGCGGCGGTATTCAAAAGCTGCCGGAAGAGCTGAAGCACGGCGCGAACGCGTGGAAAGCGTGGGTCGATTCCGCCGTGGATGAGGGCAAGGAAGAAGTGGTGCAGGGCGTCATTGAACGCGCCTTGCAGAACGGCGTGTACCACAAGGGCAACAAGCTCGCTTCCCTTTCGGACGGCGACGCCATTCTGAACCCGCGCACGGCGGCAGAGGAATTTGCGGGCGGCGCGGTCGTCGGCGGTGTGCTTGGCGGCGGTCAGATCGGCGTCAATGCGATGCTGAACGCCATGAACGGGCGCGGCAAGGGCGCAGAAACGCCGGACGTTGACGCAGGAGCGCGTCAAGCGACGAGCGAGGGCAATTTCACACCCGCGCAGGAAAACGCCGCAGAGGGCGCACAGGGCGCGTCAAAAGGTGCGGTTTCGGCAAATACGAATCTCTTCTCCCGCAACATTCTCGAGAACTTTAACCATGCAAGGACATACTTCATTGACTTTGCAAAGAAGAATTTCCCAACTGTCGTTACCAATGCAGAGACAGGACGGCAAATCGGCATTTCACGAAAAGGGCTCGATAAGTTCCTCAGCGGGAATATCCCCTATGAAAAATATGCAAGCGGATTCCACATCCCAGAATTGATTGAAAACGGACACAAGGTTGCCGAAGCTGGGAATTACCATCCCCAAACAGCAAACAGTATCCCGACGTTTGAATACTACGACAGCCCCATCAAAATTGACGGCGAACAGTACAATGCCCACATTCGAGTAAAAAACACGAACGTGGGCGACAAGTATTACGGACATACAATAAGCGAAGTTGAGGACATAAAAATAGAGCCCCCAACGCGGACGACCGCCGAAGCAGTTGCGCCCGAAAATACAGGGGGCTCCACCGAAGCGCCCTCGCCTGCATCAGACGGGACTTCTGCCCTTTCGGGTGACCTCGACCACGTAGCAAGCGGAGACGCTTCAACGGATACGGTGCAAGCACCAGTATCTCTTGACCCCACTGTAACACAGGGGAACGGTGGTGTCAAGGGAGAGGATATGCAGCGCGGCGGGAATTATGCGCCGGAAAACCACATCGACAACCGCACGGCGGAAAGCGTCGCGCCGCGCAGCGTGAACGCCTTTTCGTTCGACCATCCCGAACTGCGCGGTTATTACGTCGAGGCGGCGGAGCAGATCGCGGGCATTGCAGACCTCTCCCGCCAGTACGGGCAGCAGATGGGCGCACGCGAGCGCACGGCGAACGGCTATCAGCGCGTGAGCAACATCTATGAGACCCCTGCCCTGCGCGCGGCAATGAACGAGGGATTGTCTCGCAGCCAGATCATTGACGCCGCTGACCGGCTCATCAAAGACCACGGGCAGGAGAATGTGAAGGCGGCAAAGACCCTCGAACTCATCCTTGATGACATGCTGACGAACGGCTATATCAACGTGGCTGGGGAACAGGTCGGCCCGAACGCGGCGTATCTTGCCGCCAAGGCGCAAATCGACGGTGCGCAGCCGGTACAGGCGCGGCAGGCAAAAGAACTTCCCATTTGGGATATGGATGTGCCGGATGATCTTCCCGGCAGCATCGGCGCGGCGCGGGCAGGCTATCAGGCCCCGGACGTGGAGCCGGTGGAGCGCACGAGCCGCCTTGCAGAGAGCGCGGCGCGCTACACGCAGGCGGAGGGCGATGCAACGGCGCGCAGCCGCGAAGACTACGACGCACTGTTCCGCTACCGCGCGCAGAGCGAGGCGGAAAGCCTTGCCAAGGCGGATGACCTTGTGTACATTGAGCGGGACGGCAAGCGGCAGTTCTTAAAGGACGCGGACCCCGCCGCCTATGAAGAGCTGACGCAGTATCTTGAATACGCCCCCGCGTGGAACGCGCAGATGGTCGACGCAGCGATGCAGATCAAAAACGAGCTGCAAGGCCGCAGCATCGCGATGGAGATCACCGAAGACGAGTATACCCGCTGGCTGGATATCATGCGCGAGCACGCGACGGAGACCGGACGCGGCACGCAGGCATGGGCCAAATACAGCCGTGAAGGCAACGAGGTCGGACAGTCGAGCGAGCTGTCGGCGTGGGAGAATCTGCAAAAGAGCGACCTTTCCGACGCAGAGCGCGCCGAACGGTTCCGCAGCATCCTCATGTACGACAAGAGCATCGAGCAGGCGGAGACGCCCGAGGCGATGCGCGACATCATCCTCAATATCGCAGAGGAACGCGGCACACTGAACGGAATCACCGGACGGCAGAGCACGATGCTGCGCAAAGCGGCGGAATCGGCGCTTGGCAGCATGGACTTTGGGCAGCTCAAGCAGTTTGCCTATGAATCCAGTGCAGCGCTGTCGACCGATGCGCAGAGCGCCAACATGGGCCAGAAGCTCAAGACGGTGCAGGTGCTCAACATGCTGTCGAACCCCAAAACGGCGGCAAAGAATATCGCGGGCAACACGACGTTCTACGCGCTCGATGCGATGAGCATGCGCGGTGCGGCGGTGCTCGATATGGCGATCTCCAAGCTGACGGGCACGCGCAGCGTCGCCTTTGAAAAGTCGGCCATGAGCAGCGAAAGCCGCGCCGCCATTATGAAGGCGATCCGCATGTCGGCGGCGGAGATCACGCTTGACGTGGACATGGGCGCGACCGGACGCTATGAGCAGACAGGCAACCGCACGTTCAAGGCGAGCGGCAACATCATCGACCGCGTGCTGTCCGCCTGTGAGCGGAACATGGGGTTTCTGATGAAGACCTCGGACGAGGCATACAAGGGCGCTGCGCGCAGTACGCAGCGCGGCACGCAGGAACTTATCGAAAGCGGGAAAATTCAGAACGCGCCCAAGGATTACGCCGCTGAGCAGGCGGACGCGCTGGCGAAATACCGCACGTTCCAGAATAACAGCAAGACGGCGACCGCCATCGAGGCAGTACATGATGTACTCAACATGGCGCTCGGCGTGGGCGACAGCGGAAAGACGATCAAGGGGAAGACCGTGCACAGCTTCGGCGCGGGCGACATTATTGCGCCGTTTACGCGCGTTGCCGGAAACCTTGCGAGCGTCGGCCTTGACTACAGCCCCGTGAACGCGGTAAAGGGCACGGTCGAGATCGTGGAAGCGGTCGCCGATGCGGCGAGAAACGGCGGAAACCCCGTCAAGCAGGCAAAGGCCGTGAGCGACTTCGCGCGCGGCATGACCGGCACGGCCATCGCCTATGGCTTTATGCAGCTGGCGAAGATGGGGCTTTTGAAGCGCGCAGACGACGAGGACGACAAGGACGTCGCTGCGCTGAACAAGAGCGAGGGTCTGACCGGCGCGCAGATCAATATCACCGCTGCCAAGCGCTGGATGGACGGCGACGAGACCGGCATGTGGCGGGACGGCGACACGCTCGTCGACCTGAGCAACCTTGAACCGCTGAACTTCATGGTGAGCCTCGGGGCAGAAATGGCGGATAACGGTAACGACGGTTTTCTTTCCACGTTTGTGGATCCTCAGAGCTACACAGACACGGCAGACAGTTTTGTCAAGGCGTCGGCAGACCTCCCCGTGATGCAGACTATCGGTAATTTGGGCAAGGACATTTTGGTCTATAAAAAGGACTGGAAAGAGGCCTTGCCGGAGGCAGTGGGCAAGACCGTAATTTCGTCCATCACGCCGAACGTGCTGGCGTCCATCGCCAAGGGTATTGACGACAAGCAGCGCAACGTGTATGCAGGCGACGGCACGAAGGACGTTCTCATCGACACGCTGAAAAGCCGCATCCCGAAGGTGCGCGAAACGCTGCCGACCACGGTGAACACGCTGGGCGAGGAAAAGGACAACCCCGGAAGCCTTTCCAAACGGCTGACGAATGCCATTATTAACCCCATCGGCGTGAACAAGTACACGCAGAGTGAGGTATCGCAGGAGATGGAGCGCGTGCGCGGCGCGACGGGCGAGACGAGTTTCTACCCCACGACGCGCAAGCCCGATTCACTCAGCTACAAGGATTCCGACGGCAAGGAGCACACCGTCGTGCTCGACTACGACCAGAAGCAGGCGTTTCAGGCGGCGTGTGCGACCGGACAGATGGCCTATACCGCCGCCATGATGAAAACCAGCATCTACAAGGCGGCGGGCGACACGACCAAGGCGGAATTGCTCGACCGCTGCTACAAGTACAGCTATGAAGCCGCCAAGGCGGAAGTGCTGGGCGACGGGGCGGTCGACAAGTGGGTGCTGCACGCAAGGAACGCCAAGAGCGAGCTCGGCATGAGCACGGCGGACTATCTCGCAAACTTTGAAAAATACGGCTCTGACGTGATGAGCGGCACGGGCTTTGACAAGACAAAGCGGATGCTCGACGCCGGACTTTCGCTCGATGACTGGGCAAAGATGCGCGGGAGCGTGGACACCGACAAAAACGGCAGCGTGAAGAAAGCCGAGCTGACGGGCTACATCGAAGCGCATTTTCCGAAAGAACGGTGGCGTGAGCTGTTCGACGCCTACAAGGACGGACAAACCTGGAACAATCAATATTGACAAAAAGAGGCAGGGCAATCGCCATGCCTCTTCTTATGCAAT